AGCAGGTTCTCAGCCGCTACGCGACGTCGCTTGCCGCGAACGGCGGTGTGCCGCCGTCGGTGCTCGAGCACCCGGAGGAGCTCACCCCCGACCAGGCCGCCGTTCTGAAGGCGCAATGGGTCGAAGCCCGCATGTCCGGCATCGGCGAGCCGGCCGTCCTGTCGGGCGGCCTCCAGTGGAAACCCACGGCCGTCAACGCGCGTGACATGGCGTTGCTCGAGCTGTCCCAGTTCAACGAATCCCGGATCGCGATCCTGCTGGGGGTGCCGCCGTTCCTCGTCGGCCTCCCCGCCGGCGGCGACTCGATGACCTACAGCAACGTTCAGTCGATCTACGACTACCACTGGCGTGGTGGGCTCCGGCCGATGGCGCAGACCGTGATGGCCGCCCTGTCCGGGTGGCTGCTCCCCAGGGCGACACGCGTCGAGTTGAACCGTGACGAGTACGTCCAGCCCGGCCCGTTGGAACGGGCGCAGACCGCCCAGATCCTCAACAGCATCGTCGACCCGGCCACCGGCCAATCCGCACTCACCGTCAGCGAGATCCGCGGTGCGGAACGGATCGACAACACCGCCCCGCAAGACCTAGCCGCAGGAGTCCTCAGATGACCGACATCCCGTTGGGTGAGATGGAGTACCGGGCGGCGCAGCAGGTCGGTGTGTCGTTCCCGAACCGCACGATCGAACTGATCGTGATGCCGTACGAACAGGAAACCGTCGTCCCGTACCAGGGCCGCATGGTCAGGGAGGTGTTCACCCGTGGCGCGTTCGACGGCATCGAACGGCGAGCGAACCGGATCCGGGTCAACCGTGACCATGACGCCGCCCGCACCGTCGGCCGTGCCGTCGCCCTGCACCCGTCGAGGGACGAAGGGCTGGTGGCGGAGATCAGGATCGCGCAGACCGACCTCGGCGACGAAACTCTCGCCCTGGCTGACGAGGAATGCTTGGACGCGTCGGCGGGGTTCCTGCCGATGCCCGGCGGCGAAACATGGGAGGGCCGGAACCTGCGCCGGCTCACGAAAGCCTGGCTGGGCCACATCGCGATGACACCCGACCCCGCCTACGAGGGCGCGAGAACGCTCGCCGTCCGCACACAGACGCTTACAACAGCCCCCACGGGGACCGTGGCGGCAAAGCCGAACCTCGACATCGTCAAAGGGTGGACGCTCGAAGCCGAATATCAGATGACGGAGCGGCAGCGGTGAGCATCACCGAGGCGCAGAACGCCTTCGACAACATCCAGCAGCTCGACGACAAATCCGTCGACAACGTGTTCCGCAACATGCAGGAGTTCAGCGCGTTGGCTGTCGCATCAGCCGCCGCCGCTGTCGCCGTGGGTGCGGAGGTCAGCTACCAGGAGCTCGAGCTGGTGAACGGGTGGCGGAACTACGGGGAGCCGTGGGCGCCCGCCCGCTGGCGCCGCCTCGTGAACGTCGTCCGGCTGTCCGGGCTGATCGCCCGCGACGACGCACCCCAGTCCGGATCCACCATCTGCGTGATGCCGGAAGGATCCCGGCCCGACCACGAACTTGTGTTCATGGCCGCCTGCGACAACGCTATCAGCCGTGTCGACGTGTTCCCCGACGGCCGTGTCGACTGGTTCGTGTACATCGTCGGCGGCGACCCCGGCGCCGGCACCTACCTGTCGTTGTCCCAGATCAGCTTTTCCGTCGGCGGCTGATAGCATCACGGCTGTTCGCTGAACTACCAGCCGTTGTAGACCACTGGGTGGGCCGGCTGTTGCGGGGGAAGCGACGCTCGAGCGAAACCGTCGTTCGCGTCGTTAGGAGACCCCGCAATGCGTGCAACAGACCAGATGCTCGCCCGTATCTCGGGTGAGATCGCAGAGAAGCAAACGTTCATCGACGGTGTCGTGGAGGCCGCCGAGAAGGAAGGCCGCGACCTGTCGTCGCAGGAGATGGAGATGGTCACCCGTGCCCGTACCCGGCAGGGTGAACTGAACGAGCAGGCCAAGCCGATGCAGCAGGCCACCGAGATCGCGATCGAGTCGCAACGACGGATCGCCGAGATCGGCCGTCTGATCGGCGACCAGCAGGAGGAGCGTCCCCGCGAGGTCGAATACAGGTCGGCCGGCGAATACGTGATGGACCGGTGGCGTGCCGGACTCGGGATGCAGGAGTGCGTGAACCGGCTCGAGATGTACCACCGTGCCGCCGCCCACCAGACGACCGCCGACAACCCCGGCCTGCTACCCGAGTCGATCATCGGGCCGGTCATCAACTTCGTCGACGAGTCCCGCCCGCTCACCACCGCATTGGGTGTCAGGCAGCTGCCGTCCGGTTCTTTCCACCGGCCGCAAGTCACCCAGCACACCAACGTCGCGGAACAGTCCTCCGGTGAAAAGACCGAGCTGGTCAGCCGCAAGATGGTGATCGGGAAGCTCGACATCGTCCCGAAAACCTACGGCGGCTACGTCAACGTCTCGCGCCAGGACATCCAGTGGAGCCAGCCGCAAATCCTCGACATCGTGATTCAGGATCTGGCCGGCTATTACGCGCAGGTCACCGAGGCCGCGCTCGGTACCGCGCTCGTCGCGGCCGCCACGGCAGGCACCGACCTGCCCGCCACACCGACCGCCGCCGACGTGTCCGGCGCCCTGTGGGCCGCCGCCGCCGCCGTGTACACGGCGACGAAGGGGCAGGGCACCCTGATCATCGCCGCACCCCCGTCGATGCTCAGCCTGATCGGCCCGCTGTTCGCCCCGATCAACCCGCAGAACGCCTACTCGACCGGCTTCAACGCCGGCCAGTTCGGCACCGGCGCCATGGGTGCCATCAGTGGCATCCAGGTCGTCGTGTCCGCCGGCCTCGCAGCCGACGAGATGCTCGTGCTGTCGTCTGCGGCCGCCGAGGTGTACGAGGACCGCATCGGCTCGCTCCAGGTCGTAGAACCGAGCGTCCTCGGCGTCCAAGTCGCCTATGCCGGAATGTACGCGCCCGTGGTGATCAGCGGTGCCGGGATCATCAAGATTGTGAAGTGACGTGATGGGTGAGATGTACGACGCACCCAACAAGCAGGTACTCGGCCTCGACCCGCCCTGGGTCGAAGGCACCGGCGGAGCCGGCGAGGCCGAACCGAAAACGAGGGGCGAGTCGAAGCTGCCCGGCCAGCACGCCGGCCTCGACGAGCTCGCGCAGGAGCGTGGTATCACATGGTCGAGGGACGACCTGACCGTCTCCGAGAAACAGCAGGAGCTCGGAGGCTAGAAGGTGGCGTACGCGACCGTCGACGAGCTGACCCGCATCCTGTTCCAGGCCGGCACACCACCGTCGGCCGCCCAGTTGGATGCGTTACAGCGGGTCCTCGACGCGGCCGCCACCGAGATCGACGCCTACCTCGCGTTGACGGTTCCCCTCGCGGAGCCGTGGCCGGCGCTCGTCGTCGAGGTCAACCTGGAACGGGCCGCCGAACACTGGAAAGCGGAGCAGTCACCGTTCGGGATCCTGAACCTCGGCGGTGATGTCGGCCCCACCTACACGTCCCGCAACTCGTGGCGTCGTCACGCGAACACCCTGCTGCCCTTGAAAGAGGCGTGGGGTGTCGCGTGACGTTGCAACAGGTTGTCGAGGCGATGGCCGCCGCTTTGGAGCCGCTCAGGGACACCATCCCGGACCTGCAAATCCTCCCGTATCTGAACGTGAACCCGACGCCGCCCAGCATCGACATTTATCCGGGCACCCCGTTCCAGACCTCGTCGGGGTTCGGCCATGACGCCGAGGTGTTCTTCACAGTCCGTGCCCGCACCACGTTCGCGGACAGCATCGCCGGCCAGCAGGGCCTGTACCGGATGCTGGACCCGGCCGGCCCCGCCTCCGTCCAGGCAGCCCTCGAGCAGGATCAGACACTCGGCGGTGTCGTGCAGTCCGTCGCCGTGGTCGACGAGGGTGTGTCCGGGTTCACGGAGTACGTCGAGGACGCCCAAACCGGCGGCCGTCTGGTCGGTGTGGAGTGGCGGGTTCACGTGATCACGACGGCGGTGATGCCCGGATGAAAACCACCTACAAGGTTGTTGGCTCCACATATTTCCGCGGCTACGCGCCCGGTGAGGAATTCGAAGCAGAACTCACAGAGGAGCAGGAACGCCGTGCGAAAGAACGCGGCTCCATCCGGGTAATTAAACGCGGAGAAAACAAAAAGGAAAAGGAGGAGGCCGAGCCTAATGGCTAAGAGAATTGCGCTAAAGGATTCAGTCACAGTAGACGCGGTCGATTTGTCAAATCTGGCCCGGTCAGTACGCTTCAGTTCTGAACATGAGCGAATCGACGTAAGTGGATTTTCGAGCACAGGGGCTAACGAGTACTTGCCCGGACCCACGGAGCAAAGCGTGGCCGTCGAATTTTTCGGAAGTTATGGAACTGGAGAGGTCCATGCAACCCTCTATCCAATCCATAAAGACCGCGAGGTTGTCGAGTTCGCCTGGCGGCCCGATCAGACCGCGGTCGCGTCCGCGTCGAACCCGGAGCTGCGCGGCAACGTCCAGCTCTACTCGTACGGCCCCGGTGGCACCCGCGGTGATGTCGACACGTTCGAGGTCACCTTTAACGCCGCCGACGAAGACGGCCTCCAGTTCTTCACGACACCGGCCGCCTGATGCCGCAGGGGGCGACACTCCGCATCGAGAACTACCGGCAGTTCATGCAGACCCTCGCACGTGCCGACAAGGCCACCCGGAAAGCGGTACGGGACGAGCTCCGCCAGTCCGGCGAGCATGTCCGGGCCGACTCGGCCCGCCTGTTCGCCACCACTGACCCCAGGTCGGCTGCCGGCTACAAGGTGCGGGTGAGGCAACGCGGTGTCGCGGTCGAGCAGTCGCTCCGCAGAACCACCGGGAAGCATCGTGAGTTCGGCACGCTGCAGATGCGGAGGGCGCTGCTGCCGTCGCTGTACGGCAACGAGGACCGGACGGTCAGGGAGCTCGAGCAGGCGATGAACCGGATCGCCGCCAGGTTCAACCGTGGCTGACTGGCTGACGATCACCGGTGTGAAGCCGTACGACGGCCGCTACGAGTGGAACATCGCGGCGATGGACTACACGACCCGTGAATGGATATGGATCAAGCAGTACGCAAAGGTGCAGCCGGCCGACTATTTCGACGAGCTCCGTAAACTCGACGCCGCCCTGGTGTTGATCCTCGCCGCGATCATGCTGCGCCGCGCCGGCAAGGTCGACACCGTCGACATTCAGTCGGTGTGGGACAGGTTCCAGGACGTCAACTTCGGGTCGCACATCCAGATCGAACCGGGTGACCACGAACCCGAGGAGGATGATGCCGACGGCCCCCCGCCGGCAAGCTCCTCCTCGAATGGAAGCTCCTCTGGGATAGATGGGGCGGCGTCTTCGGAGACCTTGCCGGTGACCCCGCCCGTCTCTGGCAGCCCGCCCTCGGATACTTCGGTGTCCGTCCCGGTGACGTCGGCGAACTGACACCGGTGCAGATGCTGGCCTGCGCCGACCTGTTCGAACAACTCGCAGGAATGAGGGCCGGTCTTGGCTAGGCTCGAGGTCGAACTTCTCGGCGACAGCCGCTCCCTCGAAAGGGCGTTCGCCCGGAGCGAGAAGGCCGCGGCGAAGTTCCAACGCACGATCGTGCGGGGCGCAGCCGCCGCAGGACTCGGGCTCGGCGTCGCCGACCTCG